GAATCAGCCATAGATCTGGCTTCTTTTTCGATTGTGGTTTGCAAGGTAGACAATTCGCCGAGCAAACGTCCACGCTCTTCTTTCAATGCTTTAATTTTATTCATGATTTTGTTTTTTGTTTAAAGGTTTTGGTATCTCAATAAAGCCAATTTAATAACATCGGCAGAGGCTTGGCTTCTTTTGGCCTCTTCAATCTCTTGCTCCTGATCACGCATAGCAACAATACTACGGGCGTCGGCTTCAGTGTCAGCGTAAGCGGGATAAGTTACAGGGCTCACATCATACAAATCCTCAATTACTTTGATTGTGCGCTTGCCCATAGATCCGTATTTTTCCGACTCGCTCCACATTTGTTCTTTGATCGTGAAGGCAAATGAACTCTGTGTGATATCTCCACGCATGATAGAACGCACAACGCTCATATGTGTGGGGTTTTCGTAATCTGGCACCCATGTATATTCTAAATTGCCATCGCCATTTACAAACACTTTGCAGGTGTTTGCTTTTGTACGGCCCAAAATTAACTCGGCTTCGTGATTGAACAAACAACGAATGTCGTAATCTTTTGACAGAGCATTGTCAAACGCCCCTGGCAAAATAACCTCCTCAAAATATCCTAGATCCGTAGCGGAATTAATGACAGCAGCAATGCCGCCAATTTCTTTTGGCATGCCTTCGCCGTCCTCTCTGGTGTGAACAGTGCCCGTAAATGTGCGCCTTTCTTGTTTCATTTTAAATATTTTCTTGGTTATTCGTACCCTCTGGGTTGTTGTTTTTGTCGGCGGTGCTCATTAGTTGTGCAATCTTTGCATCCATGTATTCATCGATTTTGCTCGACGGCATCAAATTAGATTCGATCAAATACTCATCGCCTCCATTAAATCCGTTTGCATCTTCAAACATGCGGGCCTCGTTACGTGAAAGCCAACCGCCGCGAATGCCTTTATTGTAATAGTCAGCGCGCTCATTGGCGGAGGCTCTCAACAGCGAATTAAAGTTAAATTTAAAGTAATAAGTTAACTTATCATTTTCTGTTAACAGCTTGCGGGCCATTTCCTGCTCGATGTTAATCGCATAGGATGCCAAAGTGCGAGCGTAAAAATCTTGATATTCCTGCTCAACGCTGGATTTGATGCCGTCCTTTGCACCGATCATTGAAGCGGGCACCCCAAAAATACGGGCGATTTCCTCAGCAGAAAACTTACGAGTTTCTAAATACTGCGCCTCCTCTGGGCTAAGGCTGAGCTTCTCCATCTTGATGCCATTAGGCAACACAGTGCTACGGCTTGCCCCGTCTATAACGTCATCCAAAGATTTCTTTAATGGCACTGCCTGCTCGGGTTTAATCTGCGCATCCGATGTTAACAAAAATTTTAATACTCCATTTTTGTAGACGCCCGCGCTCTGGCTAATTGCTGCCAAATCAATACCCAAGGTTTCGGCGTGCACCACGATTGGCGATAAACCCACAAGCGGATCATCACCACAAAGCCCTTTAAAGTGCAACATGTCGGCCGCTGGAATCATGCCCGGGAATCCTTTTCGATTCACCTTGTAAAACAATTGGCCATCCTGCATAATCGGTTGCACGTAATCAGGTGCAATCGGGTGCAACTCAATACCCAAATATCTGCTGTCGCGATTGATAAAAGCGTAAGCGTTGCCCTTCAGCGCCAAGTGGCTCACCATGTATTTGGTAAAATCATATTTCGTTTGGTAGGGGTTCGGCTCGTTCACCAATGCCGTAGCATAGTGTACCACAACCTGCTCGCGATTGGTGCCATCGTCTTTATATAGTTTTAAAGATAGCCCCGCAATACCGTCTGCAATAACTCTAACACACGCATGCACCGACGCAATAGAAAGCGCCGTGCGATCATTAACCGCCTGACCGCTTTTTGTTTGATATCCGAAAACATTTTGTAAAGTATTCACTAGCCAATCAGTTGGCTGCGATAAGCTACTGCGCTTCTCCGCTCTTTTTGGCTGCCAGAATTTTAGATTCATCGCCCGCAAATTACAACTGCCCTAAATTACTCACGTTAACAAATTACTTATTACGCCCCTGGGCCAACCACCTGCTGAGCGCTGCCCTGAACACGTCATAATTTTTGTACCGACGCACGCCAAACTTGCCGAAATACTTTTCCTCGGTTGCATTGTAGGCATCCTCATAAGTCCGATATCTCGGTAGGTTGTTGTAATATTCCTGCATGTAATCGTCTAGAAATTTCATAAGCTTACAAACCAAAAATCTGATTCTTTTTCTTTGGCGGCATCCTGCATGCAAGTGCCCAATGCCATAACTATCGAAACAGGCCCATCGACTTTATCGCCAGACTTGGCTTTGTCAATTTTGATATTACCCGCTGGATCAGTGCGCAGCATTATGTTGCCCATCATCCAACGAGTAACGGGATTGCCCGCATGCCTTAATTGTTTGTCCTTTGTGAGTCGCTCCAATTCTTTAGTAGGTGCAGACATTGATACAAAGCCTTGGCCAAAAGGAAACATTTGCAAGCCTTCGTTTTGTAGCTCAATAACTAACTGCGAAGAGTTGAATCGGTCAAATGCAATATCTTTGATGTCGTACTGCTGGGCCAACTGAATAACCCGCGCCTTAATAAATGAGTAATCGGTTACATTGCCATCAGTTAACTCAATATGCCCATCGGCTGCCCATTGCCTAATCGATTGCCCTGCTGCGTCCTTGCGTTTATATGCCGTCTCGACTGGCAACCAATACCATGAGCGAATCGCGTGAAATTCTGGGAAGTACAAACTAAATGCGCAAAAGTCACCCGTCGACGCCAAATCCAATCCGCCATAACACAAAGCGCCTTCAAGATCATCCGCGCCGTCGCAAGCCTTCCAGTCGCTGTCGCTAATCCAAGTCATTGCCGTATCGGTCCAAACGTTTAGCAGTTTGGTTTTAAATTCAACCTCTTTGTGCACAAACTCCTTGGCCTCGGTCAATCCTTGCTCCAACTGCCTAGGGTTTACTGAAATACCCCAGTTTGGATTTGCTTTGGCCCATACTGCCGGGTCCGTCCAATCGTCGCCCTCGTCTAGCGTATAGATCACCGAAAACAATGCATCGTCTTTTATGTTACCACTCAACACGCCTGCGCAATACTGCCGGTGCTTGTAGCATGGCGCCTCACGATTGAAGCCCGCCGTCGTAATGGTAAACAGCAACGGCTGCCGCCTTGCCCCCATTGAGTTGCGGATTACGTTGTAAAGCTCATCATTTGGATGGGCGTGGTATTCATCAATACAACAAAAGTGCGCATTGAGCCCGTCCTGCTTGCCTGGGTTCCACTCAAGCGGTTTGTATATTGATTGCCCGTAAAGGATGCGCCGATTGTTTACAGAATTGTTAACGGTAAGCGCTTCATTCAACCAGGGCAGATTCTGGCAAACCCTAACAGACTCGCCAAACACCATCATGGCCTGATCTAACTTTGTGGCCGCGCTATAAACCTGCGCAGCCGATTCATCATCTGCAATAAGCCCGTAAAGCATAATCGCCGAGGAAAAGGTAGATTTACCATTTTTGCGTGGCACTTCAACATAAGCCCGCGTAAACCTACGGCTACCGTCCTCGTTCAAAAAACCAAACAGATTCCAAATTATAAAAGCCTGCCATGGCTCCAACTCAAACGGCTTGCCAGCATATTCGCCCGTCGAATGCTCTAGCTGCTCAATAAATTCAATGGCATGCAAAGCGTAGGTTTCAGAGAATCCCCAACCCGCTGCACGATCCGCCACGTATCTATCGACGGCATTGCGCACGTGTTCACAAACTGGCACCGCGCCAGATTGGACGTCGCTTATATACTTTTCAACTTTTTGCACTGGCTTTCAAAAATGGCCTTTGCCTCTTCAGCTAGTTTCAAGTTGCGATACACAAACGCCTCATCCCACAAACCAAATTTGCCACACTCACGGAATCCGCTGCCTTGATCCATGATAATGATATAGCCCTGTCCTTTTGGGATAATTCTGTACTCCCTGCCTTCGTATTCAACGTGCGCCGTTTCAAATGCGGCTTTGTGCGTTGCTTTGTTAACTGTCTTTTTCATGTTATGCGGTTTTAGGTTTTTTAAGTAGTTCCAA